ATATTGAGTTGGAACCCGTGAACAAATCCACGCCATCCCAGGATGTCCCGAATCTGACGCATGGAAGATGTCAGCTGTCCCTGACCCTCATCCCCAGTTGAAAAATGAATGAGCCTGAGTTCCCGAGGGTCTGCGTCCAGCGGGGCAATGAGTGGCAGCTCCCCAATGATAGGGAACCGGTTTGGGTACTTGTTTGTCTCTCCCCTGAGAGTCTTGGAGCTAGCTAGCAATCCTACCATGAGTAGGTGACTTGATTCCTGGGGCATATTGTCAAGAGCTTCCAGGACTTGTTCCCGGGACATAAATGCGGTGACTCCTACGTATGGTTTCATAGCTAGTTGTACACCGCCGCAAGGTACCAGCCGACTTTGGCGTCCTGAATTCCGAATTCCTTGAGGAGGAATTCCTTCAAGTCACGCACCCTATCTGGATAGTGGCCCAAAGCGAGGATCTCAACGGGGTCCTCTACCTCTGCTACCGTGGTCTCTTCAATTGAGATGGCATCCCCCATCTCCCCATGGCAGTAACCATAATAGGTCCAGATGAACCCTGCTGCCCTAATCTTCGCAATGGTCTGATCGAACTTCTCTTCCATCTCCGGGGCCCTGAGGACTCCGGTAGGGAGGATTGACCCCAGGAAGAATTTGGCGTAAGAATTGTCACTCATGGCTAAACCTTTCCTCTATCCGATGCAGTCGGTTCTCGTCCAGTTTCCAAGTGTGCCTGAGGGAATGGAGTGCTCGCCGAAGAAAACCTGTATGGTCAACTACCCCTTTGGCATGATAGGTTATGGACAAAACCCCGGTTAGCACATTGGGAGCTAAGCGATCTGTATCTAGGGCGTCCAGTAGGTTTCGTGCCCGGTAGAGGTTGCCAACCAATAGAAGCCTGTCAAGTCGATCTACCAGCCTGTCAACAGCAGCAATTGGCTTATTGGCACTGTCCAGGTAACATTGGGCCAGAAGGGTGGCGTCGGTTTCTTGACCCATGGGGTCGTCCTCCCCTCCTTCCCCCCAACTGCTCATACCAATGTGGAGAGGTTCCCAATCATCATCCCCATTGTCATCCCAATCACCACCCATGCCGATACTCATTGTCCCACCCCATCTGGAATCCGAACTGTCATCTCCCCCTCACCGTGGCATTTCGCACAGGGGATGAAAAGCTGCTTGTCTCTCCAACAGACAAAGGCAAAAACCTTCGCGTAAGCAGTCAGTCCAGCTAGGTTCATGCCTTGCTCTTGAAGACATTGTGGGGGGTAGCTTCGGGTGGGATCAAGATGATTGAGTACCATCCCCTGAATGCTCTTGTCCCTCAGGTACTTCCCGTATTGGTCGGCATGCCTGTTGGCCCGACGCAGCCACTTCTTGAGGCGCCTTCTTGGCACATGGCGTCTGAATGCTCCCTTGCCTTTGCACCAGGGGCATTCCACAATGTCACCATCGTAGACGTAGCCCTCAAGCCTATCCTCAGTGTCCTCAATATCCACGGTGACTGTCCTTCAATTCTGAAGCACTCACATACAAGGCACCCAGGCGTTCTAGCTCCCCAATGACAGCGAGGCGATCTTCCTCAGTGATGCTGGACCAACGGCACTTCTGACGTTCAGGATGGGGGCCATCGTTCTTGGTGACGTAGAAGAAGAACATGGCCAGGACTTGACCCACCCCATGCTCCACATTCAGAACCGCATCTTTAGGTGCAGCATTGGCCCCCCCTGCAAGCCCAATATTCCTGGCCTCCACGAACTCAATGATCGGGTCCAGAAACCCTCCCTCATAGTCGGATAGTTCCATAGGCATGTACCCAGCCACCGTGAACCCCAACTCCAGGTACTCCTGAATGCGCCATTTCTTACGGATACGACGTTTCTTGTGGGTAAGCTTGCGATGCTTGTCAGGTACCATGGGGCTACTCGATTTCTAGGACTCGGATGGACAGGTGCGGTGACCCATAAACGGACTTCCCCGTCAGGCACTTCAGGTTAGGACCGTAGTCCTGCTCCCATGCCGTGTGGGTGTGCCCGGAGAGGCAGAGAAACTTGGTCTCGGGGAAGTCCTGGGCCGTGAGCTTGAGGGCATCCCCGGCCCTCCTGGAGGCCATTACAGGGAGCCAAGAGTGCTCGGGACTCATGGACCCGTCCGGGCTCCGGGAGTTCTCTCGGAAGGGGGGGACATGGGTGGCAAATAGGACATGCGGGAACCCAGCCTTGGCGGCTGCCACAACATGCTCGTCAATATGGTCAGCGGCTTGTTGGGACAGGTCATTCATGAGCTTGTGCATCAGAAGGGGGGGCTGAAACCGGAAGTCTGCAATCAAATCGTAGTCCCCGATCTTCAGATTGGGGAGGGATCGGAACCAGTTGGCGTATCCACCATCATACCAGCCATCATGGCCTACCAATGCGGTCTTGTCGGTCAGCTTGACTACGCCCATCTTGTTGAGCCAGCAAGTACGGGTCATTGTCCCGTCATACTTGTCAACCATGGCCCTAACTGACAGAATGGAGCCAGAATAAAAATCGTGGTTCCCCAAAACGAAAAACACCTTAATGCCCGGCAAATACATCTCCAACCACATGAGGTGAATCTCTAGGGAGGACGCCTGTGAGATGTCGCCAGTGATTACCACGCAGTCTGGCTTGGTGGCCATGACCTTAGCACAGAATGCCTGGACCTTGGACTCAGAGATGAACCTCTCGTTCCCCACAAGGTCAAACACCAAATCAAGGTGAATATCTGTGCACCAAGTGATCCTCACGGCTTGGCTCCAGGGACCGAGAACACAATCAGAAGCACCGGAGAGTCCTTGGCCTCTTCAATCAGGACTTCCTTCACGTCTTCCCAGTTGAGCCCACCAAGGCCTGCCCCTATCCGTGGGATGCCAATGGTGTGAAACTTCTGGCCCTCCGCAATCTCTAGCATCTTACGGACGGACTCCCGAATAGCATTGAGGGTCGCTTTGGTCCTCCAGGATGCCTGAGTGGCTAGATTGAAAATGGTGCGGGTATCCACATTGCTGCTCTTCATGATGCCAGTAGTGGGGGGCAGCAGCTCCCCATCTTGATCCCAAACAAGCCTGTCAGTCGAGTCCCAAATGAACACCCCACCCGGACGCAAATAGCCATTCCGGCATAGCCTCCAATAGTCCTCATACATGGTGGGCCAACGCTTCTTGAACTCCACGGCGATCCCTTTGCCCATGGCACCTTCGCAATTGACCCCATGGCCAATTGCGTCCAAAGTAGTGTCGGCGAACAAGTCTCCCTCAATGAACTCAATCATGTGGTACCACCCAAAAGGGAGCATAGCTTCCTGATAGCTGCGTGTGCGAAATAAACCCTGGGTGTCACCACCTCGCCCAATCCCCCCAGCAGTTCTGATTCCACCCCCTCCTCATAGAGGGTCTTTTTGACCTCCTCATGGTGGTTCCCACAATAGATGTCATACACCGCATCAAGCCACAGGTTTTTCTCTTCGTAGTGCTCCCCAGGGTGATCCCCAGTTTCCCGCCAATCCTGAACACATTCGAAAGCCCTAGACAGCACATCGTAGGCGAACACAGAGGGATCAATCTCATCAATCAACTGGTGACCTGTCCCAATGGTTGCCTTCTGGTGGACATAAGAGCGAATATCCGTATGGCGGGCCATCCACTCCAGGACATGCAAGGGCTTGGTGCTATCCCCGTAGCTGCTGAAGATGACGTGGTCAATATCCCCGTGAACCAGAATGGAGCCACCCCAGAGGATAATGATCTCCGCAAGGTATATGGAAGACCATCCGCCACCCTCATGCTTGCGGGCAATCACCCATCGGTTGTCAGATTGATGCTGGATCTGGTGGTCTTTGAAGGACTCAAGGGACTGTGCCAGCATGGTCTTGTCACGGTCCAGACTTGACACCGCATGAAGCTTTTTGACCATGGCATCAAACTGTTCCTGTGTATCGAGTTCAATCTCTTCAACCTCACTCATGGCTATCCTTTTCCTGGTAGTGGTGCATCATTGTCGCCCCGTTCCTATATCCACGATCATATCCACACCGGTACCCTTGTCTGTAGGTCCAGGTTGTCCTGAGTAGGACAATAAGGCCCAGTGCGACAAGGAGGATCATCGGCTTATAGCACTACCGGTACGTCATGGGCCCCGACCCCCCGCAACCACTGGGCAGCCAACCATTCCGCTGCCTGTTTAGCTTTATCAATGTCCTCCATGTAGTGCCTGTCCAGGCTAATGGTGACATCTGCAATCGTAAAAGAGGCATGCCAGCAATACGGTCCCCGATGGCAGCGAATGCCATACACCTGGGCCTCCGCAATATCGAGATTTGCATACTGCTTGGCATGCATTGGCGTCCTGGGGAATCCACAGTCGTGCCAGTCCGTAGCCGGTAAAATGTGACTCATACCCGCAAACCTGTAGGTTCAGGAATCTTAACCCCACAGTCGTAGGCCACCGTAAGCCACAAGTGCCGTGCGTTCTCGATCATCTGGTATGCCTCATAGAGGGTCTCCCCCTGGGAGTAGCACCCTGGAAGGTCTACAATCTCTACGAAGAACCCCCCCTCTTCACATGGGGTGAACGTGATGGGGTACCTCAAGGCGAGGTAATAGCTGAGGGGCTGGCGGTCCATTCCCCTCTTACGCCTATCGGGACGACTCCACCAGCACAAACTCTAGATCCCTGCCCGTCCGTAGGGCCCTGGCAGCTTCTCTTGGGGAGTGGTATCCCGCTCAAGGATTTTCTTGGCTTTTACCCATAGGCAATCGGCCAAGTGTGGTTGGCGAACAATGGCCCCATCGGGGTCCCAATCGTTTTCACCACAGAAATGGCACTCAGAGCCCATCGCATTGCAGTTGGGTTTCTGGGCTGCTAGGGCAAGAACAATGGCCCTGAGTTCTTGATTGGCTGTGAGAAGTTCGTCCACCATGCCCGGCTCGGGTGATACAGGCATTAGCGGGAAGGCCCAAGCAACCGGGCCACAATCGAACTGGCACTGGCAGGGTAGGAGTCCCGGAGCGTGGTGAGAATCATGCCCATACAGGACCAGTCAACATCATTTGACTCGCAAAGGTCTCTAACCTTGCGAATCTCCACATAAGTCTGCTCGGAGTCCCCAACCACGCCATGCATGACCCCGTCCTGGGATTGCTGACGCAAGGCTGCCATTTCCTCCTCCGTAAGCTCACAGGCGTATACCTGAGCTTGATGCGTTGAGAAGGTCCCACACAACTGACGGGACCCAATCCGGCGAAGCCGCGTAGGATCCACAACCAGCCCGGCCTCCTCTTCTAGCTCATGGCTGGCCACAACAAGCTCGTCCTCTTTGACCTTGGAAGAGCCTGAGGGAACCTCATGGATCATCCCATCCATGGTGCTGGCGGGACTCCGGAACTCCCGTACCAGGACCACCTCGGTGTCCAAGTAACTTGCCCCTCTTCGGTACGCAATCACTGAGGACACATCTGGTCGTGACAATATGATTTCGTTGGTCTTGTTCCTCCCCTCGATGGCCACATGGACATCCACCTTGAGAGCGAAACAGAAGGTGAAGCTCTTCTTGGGGCCCGTCCGGAACGACCATAGGAGCTTGGCCCCATCAAGCCTATTCCCGGCGGCTTTCTGCATCCGGAACCAATTTTGGAAGTGGGGCAGGTTCCAAATGTGGATGGGGACGTTCCTTTCCCCCCCTACCCGTGTAGCACCCTCCCCAATGCGCTTGACGGCCGCACGCAGGGTGTCTTCCAGGGTTTCGTGTACTGGCATGCCCTCCAGACCTGCGTGGTACGCCAGATACCTCATATGCTCTGCATCCGTAGGGTATCCCAGCACAGCCTTCCCTGAATTACACCACAACCCGAACTCCACATTCGTGGTCAAACCAGGAAGAGACTCCATGTCCCTGGGAACCCAGAAGGCAATCACATCCGACAGGTTCAGGCACTCGGTTTCCCAGTTGACCTGGGCATCGTAGTTATACCCAGTCCCATTCCTGGTAAGGGGAATGAACACTGCCCCATCGTAGCCTTGGGCAGTCAGGATCTTGAGGGCCTCAATGCGCCAATTGGGATGCGTGGGGTTCCTGGGGGAGGGGCCCGCTAGGAAGATAGCCTTGGTGAACTGCTTGGGGGGCTGTTCTGGTGCGTAGACGAGTTGGAGGGGCATGCCCACTTTACACCCATCTCCGTCACTTTCCGATCAAACTCTGTTGCTCTTGCTCAAGTTGCTGGGTTGCCTGCCTGCGGGCCGCAAGTATCTCAGTGGCTCTGTTGAGTTTATCCACCCAATGGGCTTTTCCCGTTTCGGACATATGCTCACCCGCGGCTGCCAAAATCCCCTGAATGTGTTTGTGATCAGCGGTAGCCAGCTGCAACTCCCCTCGGCTCCTGTAGATAGCCATCTCCAGGCCCTGAATCCGTTTCAAATCACATTTGGCCTGTTGGAGGGCAGCCGCGAAACTGGCCCGTTGCTCCTCGTCCGCGTCCTGCATCACGGATAACTTGAGGTCATCACTTTCGTCCCCATAATTGGAGACCACATACTGAGCTGCACCCTGCAACGTAGCGAAGCTATCGGCACACTCGCCATCGTCGCCCGAGAACTCTACTTGAAACCGCTTCATCCCCTTGGCCCCTAACTCAACCAGGAGACCTGAAATGGCCCCAGTTGAACGCAATGGTTCTCACCATCGTAGTAGATCATTTCGTGCCCGAATAGGTGAAACCACTCCCTTGGGTCCAGGATGAGGGCCGCGGAATAGTACCCGCCCCCAAGACCCCATTCCCCGGCTCCATCAGGGCCCCCCTTGGGACCCCCATACAGGCATTCCTGTGCCGCCTCAAGGAGGAACCCTCTTCGTTCCTTCCACCACCCCAAGTCCACAGTCCAGCGGCGACCTGCAATGTGAGTCTTGTACAGGTCATCATGGCCCGGGATGGGGCCGGTGTGCTTGAACGAGAAGAGTCTCATTTGGTGCCCATTTCCTTTGCCAGCATGGCCCGGACCCGATTCAGTTCGATGTCCGTGTGGGGAGTGCCTCCCGCGTTGATGTTGAGGTACAGCTGGAGCAACTCGGCCCTGGTATGCAACGCGACCACATGGAACTTGAAGCCTGCCATGTAGCGCAACCGACCCGACCACTGGGAGAGAGTGCGACCAAACACCGGGAGCTCGTTCCGCATGAACTTCCGCACCGCCTCCATGCGCTGCTTGCCATCCACGATCTCCATGGAACCGTCAGCTGTTGTATCCCAGGAGGGACAGTTGAAGATGATGTTCTTACCCACCTCCCCACCTTGTAGCTGGTATCCCACATAGGCACTCTGCTGGTCCACGGTCCAGACATGGGCACGCTGGAAGTCCGGATCCAGGTTCAGGCTGTGCGACTTGGACCACCGAGCAAGTTGCTCCTCCAGGGAACCCCAGTCCACATCTATCGCATAGTTTGCATGTGGAAACTGCTTGAGGTCCCAGAAGTACTTGGGGGCCCTCTCGGAGAGGGGAGCCCCACAGGCATCGTACTCCGCCTCTTTGGCGTCGTATGCCTCAGGGATGGCCCGCCACCCCTGAGCCTCGATGGCCTTGAACTCATCTTCCGTGACGAGCTTCCGGAGGTTTTTGTAACCTGCCTGGATCTCAGCAAAGTCCTTGTTTGTACTCAGGATGGGGCGATCCCCCAAACGGCGACGTTCCATCCGTTCCCGGTCCAGGAGGGCAAGGTACTGCTCAGTAGGGGTTCGGGTGTCTGGAATCTGTCCGAAGTTGGTCTTGGCCATTTACTTGCCCCCCTTGAGCTCGATGGCCAGGAGGCCCTGGACCCGCTGGAGTTCCTCAGGCTGATGGGGGGTACCCCCCGAGTTCAGGGCCAGATACAGCTTGAGCACGTCGGCCCGAGTCCGGAGGTCCACCACCCGCCAGTTGAAACCGTGGGAGGTGAAATTCAGCTTCCCCAGGAACTCACTCTTGGTGCGGCGGAACGCAGGAATCTCATCTCGGAGGAATGCGCGAACGGCTTCAAGCCGCTGCTTGCCGTCCAGGAGCTGGTAGTTACCCAGCTTGCCCCCGGTCCAGTTGTCCGCCCCGAACACCAGGGTCTTGGAGACCTCTCCCCCCATGAGCATGTATTCGACATACGCGATCTGCTGACGTGTGGTCCAGACATGCTCCCGCTGGAAATCAGGATTGAGATCGAGCCCATACTCCGTGGTGTGATCCAGGATGGTTCGCTCCAGGCTGGTCCACGGCACATGCACCTCGTAAGAGGAATGTGGGAACTTCGGGACCTCGTTGATGTTGGTGTTCGGACCAATCATGTCCGCGATGTCCGGGTAGGCCGAGTAGAGCTTGGTCATGGGTCCTATTCCTTACACACCCTATCGGCACGAAGCTGCTACTTTTTAGGGAAATCGTCCGAAACACCAATGATGCACCCGACCCCGTATGTCTCCAGGATCTGGATTACTGTCTTCTTCCAGTGGTTTAGGGAGCGGGTACAAGTTAACCCCGCCAAATCCTGTGCCGTGAACCACCCGATCCCCTCATCCACCAATGCCTTGGGTAGTTGCCCGGCTGGAGAATGGTGGACAGTGAAGTGACTAACTCGATAGCCCTCGAAATCACTTTGGAAAACGTAGTTTCCTACCCCCACGTAGCATCCGATCTCTTCCAACCATTCCCGAGCCAATGCCTGTTGATGGGTCTCCCCAGGTTCCACTTTGCCTCCCGGGCAGTTCCAGGTCCAAGGCATGGGGCTGTTTCGGCTCCGTTGGGTTAGAAGGACCCGGCCGTCTTCAATCAATATGCCTGCCACCACCTCAATCATGGGTCCCACACGGGGGGCCATGAGAGGAGTCCTCTCCCTGCTCTCCACATTGCTCGCACAACCCATCCAAGTCGCTGCCGGGTTGAAACGTGTGGTGAAAATCACCACAGGTACATCTCTCGGTCTCCCAAGACCCACCAATATCCTGGGTGTCCCCCCTGAAGGAAGAGGTTCCATTTATGCGGGTTCGTGCCAGCCGTTCCTCGATTGCCTGATCGGCTCGACCCTCCCGGATGTCCCGAACGGTGCAGTCATCCAAGAGAATGCGCTTGACATCTACATCACTCAAGTCCCCAGTGAAATAGGCGTCGGCGGTACTAGACCAGAGTCGATATACCCAGGTGCCATCTCGAAAACGAGCATGAATGAGACTCATTTGATTCCTACTTGAGAGACAGGCTGTAGAGACGTCTCCCACGAGCGAACAGGACCTTCCCGTTACGCTTGAAGAGCTTCATATCCCCTCCGAGAACGGCATCCTCCACAACTCGGATGCCTGTGGAACCCATACGGGCCGAGAACATTTCCAGTTTCTCCTCCTCAGTCAGGCACACACATACCCCAGAATCCAGGGTCACAAAATTCAATCCAGAGGGAGTGACATCGGGCACCACTCGGATATCATAGGATGTCATCGTTTCGTCCAGACGGAAAATGTCCCGCTCATAGACACCATTTCTGGCACACAGAACCATGAGCACACCACGGTCGAACTTGGCATCAAGGAGCTTCGTACCATCCAGCTCCGGAATCCTAATCTGGTAACTGGCTCCCGCTGTCGGGAACACCGAGACGTAGGTAGACCCCAGGAGGTTCTGCACTGCCACACCGTCAAACAACTTGGTAGCATGCTCCAACGTGTGGGCGACAATCTCTGGGGCTGCCAGTACCTTCTGGTCCGCCCCTACTTCCATGAGGCTCATCGTGACGATCTTGTCCCCATTCTTCAGGTAGAGGCGCCCATCATAGGATGTCAGCCCATCCCCCACAAGACCACAAGGCACGTTGACCTTGGCCCCAGCATCGAACAACGTAGGGGTGACCCCCTGGAGGGAGGCTACCACGGGCTTCCCCCCCTTAGTGAAACCCACCCCACGAGTGTTCTTGGCGGAGGGGCCAATCTGCCTGCCCTTGTAGTACACGGTCTTCTCCGTGACCACCACGTCATCCCACACACCAAGAATATCGCCGTCGAAGGGGAAGGAGTGCATCTCTTGAATGTCCAGTACCTTTGTGCCAAGGGTTGCATTGGTTGGCACCATGACCGCCACCACAACCCCCTGCTCTCCGGGTGGGGCAACCCTCTGCCCCTTCTCGAAGATGGCCCTGTACCAGTCCATATACGCCTTGGGGATGGCACTGAAGGCATAGCAGGTCTGGGGTACCCGCACATCCTTGTTTAGGACGGACAGATTGTTCTGCATCCGCTCCTCAAGGCCCTTCACGGATGGGTGGGTCCCCTTGTAGGGATGAATGCCAATGAACATCTGGAAGCTCAGAATCCCGAAGGCAAACCAGTCCGTCCCCTCCGTGAACTCCCCGGGCTTCATGTGACGGTCTCTGACTGACTCCATGAGAGCCGTAGCCCGATAGTGCGGGGTCTGGTAGGACGCCACGTCAATGGCGTAAATGTCCTCCATCCGCTGCCCAAGCAGGAAGTTCATCTCATTCAGGTCCACAATCAGGGACTTGGCAGCGTGCACATTCGAGACAAGGGATCGGAGTTTATTGACCAGCTCCCCAATGTCTCCAGGGGTGATGCCATTCCGGTCCCGAAAAGCTCGGGGGAACACTTGGCAGAGGGCACCCGAGTTGTGGACAAACTTCGATGTGAACCCAATGGGTTTGCTGTTTTTGGGGTCAAGCAAGACCTTCTCGGGCTTGATGACCCGTGGGTCCTTGATCTCTGCAAGTTCCTGGATCTTGCCCACAGGAATCATCTTCGTGGGATCCGAGTAGACCTTGTAGGTGGTCCCACCAATGACGAAAATGTTGCCCTCACCTCCGGACGCCAGAAAATCCTTCTGGGTCAGTGAGACTTGGTTACCGCCTTGGATTTGGACCTTCATCGTCAGCCCCCAAACTTGGCCTTGAGACGCTCAAACTCAGCCCGCTCCTTGTTTTCCTGACTGGCTCGACGTTCCAACTCAAGGGAATGCCGGTATGCACTCTTCATGGCAGCTATTGGCATGGGCCCAATATTCTTGACGAGGAAGGCTGACTCCAGAGAATATTCACCGTCATCGTTCAAGTACCCCCTATAGCCACGCTCATCCCCTAGGAGGCACAACTGGGCCTCCGCATCGGCTTCCTCAAGGGTGGTTGCTTTGAGAGACTCCACCTTAATCCCGCTGTCAATGACAAACTCTTGGCCGGTCTCTCGGTCCCTCTGAACCATGACCAGAAGGTATTCGGATTTTTCGTTGATGTAGTCTTTTTGCATTGGCTATACTCCATTCAAGATCGTAGCAACCGCCACGTCGTCGTCATGGACCCACCCGTTCTTGGGGCAGAAGTCATACAGGAACCGGCGCATCCGCCGCACTACAAACTCCCCTGCGGAACTCTTGATTGCCATGATCTGGTCCAGTACATCCTGGAGGGGCACAGACTCGGTGGCCCCCGTAGGGGTGGTCCGCCTGAATGACCTGACCCCATCCGAGCAGATGGTGACACTCTGGATGTCAGCCATGGGCATGTCGGTAGCCCACGAGTATTCGGACTCCGTAACCTGTCGCTCCTCTGCCCAAGACACGGGGTTAGCTTTGGGATCAGTGATCCTGCAATCCACCACCCGCACCCCATACTGGTTGAGGTACGCTTTGAGCCGTCGCTCATTGTACAGGTAATTCATGTACGCCGGGGCATCCCCAGGGAACGAGATGGACCACGTCTGTCTGCTACCGTCCTTGAACTGGACCGCAATTACCCCGTCTCCATAGGCGGAGAGCCATAGCCGGTCTCCCAGTACACGCGCTGTGAGGAGGGTCGCATCGAGGCTCTCTGGCATCAACATCAGCGATTGGGCCGATGCCTTGGCTCTATTCCAGATAGCCGTAGGGGTCCCATGCACGCCAGCCACCATAGCAGCCCGTGCCATGAACCGAGACCCGAAGTCCGTATCAGGGCTGGATGAACAACCATCGGATACCGCTGCCATGACCTGAATAGGGTCTACCCCCTCAAGACGGGACTCGGCATAGTCCTGACAGACTGTGTGGGACTTACCAAGAGCGAAGTAAGCGTTCGTGTTCACGGAGTGGTCTCCTTGCGAATGTGGTCGTATGCCATAGCCATTGTGGCCTCGGCTAGTGCCCGTATGGCATTGTCGTATCGTTCATTGCCATCTGGCTTTGTCTTGCCCCATACTCCATCCTGGACTCGCCATGCCAACCAGTCAGCCCACAACTGGAGGGCGGCATTGGGATAGGAATTACCAGAATGGATCACGGAGCCGTGAATCCGGCTACACAGGTCAAGAATCTCAAACCCGTATTTTTGGTGGGGTGCAAACTTCATGGCCCCTCCAAGCCCTGCATCAAAATCTCCATGTCCTGTGGCCGAGTCCTACTCAGGTGCGTACGGAGAGCCTCAATGAACCGCTGTCTGGGTTCCTTCGTGAGTGCCCGACAGGGATAGCATGCCGCCAGCAGCCCCAGCGACATGGTGACACTGAATTGCGCTGGGTCGGCATCATTCAGGAGAGCACCGCAGTCCCCCCAACGGGCCTCCCGCATCCAATCGTCAGTGACCTCCAGTACATGCTGGATGCCTTGACGAGCATTGCCCTTCCTGGACTGCTTGAGAATGTAGTCCAGGAGCTTCCTGGCAGGACTTGCGGCCACTGGCTGCTCTGGGGGCGTGGTGAGGGTGGTCTTAGTGACCTGCTTGGGAACCTTTGGGAGGGACCTCTTGGCCACATGGGTCTTGGCAGGAGACTCCTCCTGCGATTGGGCCTTGAAGCTCTGGTCAAACAGCTTTGCCCCCAGGGGCAGGGCATCATAACAGGGAAGACAGACGAACCGGCGAACAACCACCGGCCCATCCAGACCCTCAGCTTCCCTGTACTGATTGACAAGGGTACGATGCCCCCCACACTCAATGCACGCTGTTTGGGAGCCTTCAATGTGAGTGTGGGGATGCATGTTCAAGTTACTCCCTTTTTAGGCTGCTTGGGAATGGGATGTCAGAACGTCTTTTCTCGGTATGCTTTCTCTAGCATATATCCTTACTCTCAACCGTGGCTCCCCGCAGGGACAATCACCGAAGCTTTGCCAACCCGTACAGTTCCGAGGAAATCCTTCCAATTGACCCACCCCTTGCCCTTGTAGATCCGGTCTGGGCTAGAGGGCAGCATCTTCGGTCTTTCCTTCTTGAACCACTCTTGGTAATGTGCCTGCCCCCGGATACCAGCTGCCCGAGCCACCTTCTTGGCCTCCTCGTAGGGAAGGAACACCTTCTCTTGGGGGGCAACAACTTCCGCCCCCAAAAATTCTGTCCAAGTTGTCCAAGAATCGTAGATGAGGGAAGGGTTGTATGGCATTCCTTCTGGGTGGGTTGCCTTGACCCATCGCCTGTAGGCTGCCACGGTCTGGATCCCAGCTGCTCTGGCCACCTTCCTGGCCTCTCCATAGGGCAGAAAAGTCTTCACGCTCATAGACACATTCCCAGTCGCCAAGAACTCCCCCCAACCCTGCCAACCCTTGCCCTTGTATGTATAGCTAGGGCTAGATGGCATCCCGTGGGAAATTGGGTTCCACCGATCGTACTCCATGCTAGTACGAATCCTTGCCCCCAGGACAATTTTTCGTGCTTCCTCATAGGTCGGGAATACGGGCAACCATCCCTGTTTCTCAACCCACGTTCCCAAGAAGTCCCCCCAATTGACCCAGCCCTTCCGGCTGTAGTAATGTTCTGGGTTGTGTGGGATCCCCGTTACCCGGTTTGTCTTAGCCCACTCCAGATAGAGACTCTTATTCATAGCCCCAGAGGCCCTTGCCATCTCTCGGGCCTTCTCGTAGGGCAGGAACTCAATGCCACGTTTCCCCGATTCACTATGACGGATCCAGGTCCCCAGGAACTTCTCCCAGCCTTCCCAGCCAGAGTCCTTGTACACCACATCAGGGTCGGGGGGTAACCCAACTGGATGTACCTGAGCAATCCATCCCCGGTATGCCTCTGGGGTCCGAAGCCCTGTAGCCTTTGCTAACACCAAAGCCTTCTCATATGGGTGGTTGCCTGCCAAGGGGAGTACTTGTGCCCCCCTACCTATCTTAGAACACCAGGAAATGAAATCCTTTTGTGGCAAAGACCACTTCATCTGGTTCACCACCTTGTGAACCCACTGGATGTTGTCTATCGTGTAGGCGCCGTCCGAGTCAATACGGTCTACGGAGGCAGTTGTATACCGGTTGTAATTTGTACGAAGCCTGGAGAACCACAGTGGCTCCCCGGTCAAAGCACAGCACATCCCCTGATTGGCAAACACCTGATAGGCTTGCTCTTGGGTAATACTGAAGGTGATTTCCCGAAGTACTGCGTTGTCCCTGAGCCTCCTCCAGAATCTCTCTGGAATGAAGGTGGTCACCCTATTGGATAATTCCATCTCTTCTGACTGGCAGTTCTTACACTGCATCCGGTTATGACTGGTGCCTTGCAACTGTCCGGTTGAGTAGATGGTTTCCTTCCCACATCGGCACCGGCATACCCAAGTACGAGATCCGGCGCTATTGAACCCAGAAAACCCAATGATAGTGTACCCACCACGACTGGTACCCACCATCTGTTGGATGACTTGTTGGTGCTCCTGCTCGCGATCCTTTTCCCGACACCCCTCACAACAAGTGAGCTTGCCTGTGTTCAGGTAGGGGACGTGGAATCGTTTTTCGGTTCCACACTTACACCTACATAGGTAGTATCTGAATTTGGTGTTAGCTTCAGGGTCACAGGGAACCTCGTAAAGAACTTCCCAGTCACCTAGTTGCTTGCCGTCGAGAATGGATTTGTGATGCAAGGTACCTCAGCACCCCTGCTATTGTGCAGAGATGGTACCTTATCTGGCGGGATAGGCTAAAAAGTCAAGGTCTGACTCGTCCCAGAGTTAAGAGCAGTACTCTGTGCGCTAATTGAGCGGGAAACAAAGTCTGCCAGCTTGGCGAGCTTCTTCTCATTGGCATTGTCAATTTCAACATACTGAGTAAACCCAGCCTCAGTCTGAAATTCCTGAAGACGGACAGACATTTGCCCAGATACGTTTACCCCCACCAGAATAGAGACGGTGCTTTCCAGGTGCTCTCCCGTCACACCCTTGGCGATCTCCGTCCGGAGCATCGTGGGGGTGGTCTTGGATGTGTTGTCGTCACCGTCCGTGATGACGATAAAGATCCCGTTGGCCCCGAAGTCCTGCGCAGTGAGGTCCTTTCCGTACTGGTTCAGGGAACCCGCACATGAGTAGGCGGCATCGTACAGGTTGGTGCACCCAGCGGGCTGGACGGTGCCTGTGTAGGCGTCCGTGTTGCACTCCGAGAGGGGCTTGAATCCGTGGACTTCGCTGATTGCGTTGCTGTTGAAGGTCACGAATCGAAGCATCAGGTTGTCGGCTCGCGGCGAGTAGCGACAGGACTTCACCACTGCCTTGACCACGTCCTCGATCTTGTCCTGGAAGCCGTGAACGCTTCCTGTCGCGTCGGCGGCGATCACCACCAGGGTGTATTCGGTCGCCCCAAGGTCCTGGACTCTCTTGGCAGAGAATCCGAAGCTCGAACCACCAATGTGGTGCTGCTCCATCGTTGCATCATTCAAGATTGGCATGACTGGTATCTCCTATTGTTTCCGCTCAGGTGAGCACGGTTGTGGTGGTGGAAGTCTTCATGCCCTTGGCAACCATGTCCCGCATGAAGTCCTCTCCGTACTTCTCGAACGAAGTGACGTTTGAGCTCGCATCGGTCAAAAACACGATCTTTTCCACATACTTAGGGTCCGAGAAGGAGGAAATTACGTCCCTAACGGAATTTGCTACGCAGTGACTGAGGGCCTCACCTGCCAGCAGGATGAAGTCCGCCTCCTCCAGGGTCCGAATCAAACCAACGTTGATCTGGGTTGAGGGGTCCTCAGGATCTGGCACCTCAGCCTGAACAGCCGAGAAGTGCTCGGTCCAGGGGTTGCTACCCTTGGTCACGAAGTCCGCCATCCCGTACCGCTTGGCCTCCCACTCGTGGATTGCCTCCGAGAGTTCTGGGGCGATATTGTGCCCCTCGTCCCCAATCAGGCAGTGCTCCGGCCAGATGACGTGGGGGTATCGCTTGCCCGTCTCCAGAGCCTTGAGATACGCGAGGCTGCGCTTGTAGGCGCCGGGCTGTGTCGTGGTCCAGAGACCGTTCACCATGTCCGAGACTGAAATCATCGTGAACGGCGACGGGTGCTTGCCCGAGCTGTCACGCCACCACATCGGGTGGCTAATGTCCACCTTGCGGTGGCTGTCCAGGGTGACGTGGATGTCGTTGAGCTTCCCGGACAGCCGCTTGACCATCAGGGCCAACCGGGACATGTCCTTATCGGCACCCTGAACAAACAGGGAACCCTTGGGGGAACAGAAATCCTGCTGAGGGTCGATTACGAGTAGGTGCGCCTTCATTTTTCAATCTCCCGCCAAGAATTCTTAGTCTTGGTCTTGTTGTTGTCTTGGTCTTGTTGTGTTTCTTACGCCGTTCGGGTCACTTTGTGGGGACCGTTCTTGGCTTGACCAGAGGATAGTAACGAAATGCAACTAAGTCAAGGGGTGGCTGTTCGGACGGTAGTCCTGGCAGGGAGTTCCATCCTCGGGGTCTGCCACTTGGCATTCCCAGCAACGAAACTTAGCCCCTATATGAGCTTCCCTGACATGCCCACACATGCACAGAGGTACAGGTGCCGCGTTAGGGAGGTCCGCCTCCCGCACACAGGTACACCGCTCGTCCTCACAGCACATCCCGTCGCATGGGTTACCTACAGGACAGCGACCCGCATAGATGTGCTCGGGGTGACAGAGGGAGTCCAAGGTACATTGGGGGCAGGGACGGTAGGGACGGCCACTCACGATTCCTCGTCAGCCCCAACATCCCGCAAAAAGGTCACCCTTTTGGTTTCCAGGTCCGCCTCAATCTTCCGATGCTCCACAACGGAGGACCACATCAGCATCGCAGGGGTACCCAGACACAGGACAGGAATCAACAGGAGGAGGAAAAACTGCGTGTCGAAAGTCATGGCCCGTCATACCGGGTGGCAGCAAGTGGGCCTTCCTCGCTGATCAACTGGCAAACAACGTCCCGCTTTCCATGGGGGGTATTCCCCAGAACCTCCCGTATGTCTACGGGCTCCCCATCTAGGGTTGCTTGTGTGTTCACCAACCTAACCCCATGGCTGTAGTCCACATAGTGGTTGGAGTGACCTGAGTAGAGAGGCAACCCTTGGATGGGGTTACCTGCAAGGCTGAACCACCCATAGATGAAAATCCTACCCGGGTTACCGGGGATCTTCTTGGAGAGAATGATGTCCTTCTTGTGCCCAGCGGTAAGGGTCCCAAGAGGCCTCCCTAAGGCCTTTCGTTCTGCCTGTACCTTGGTGTTGATAGTCAGGTACGATGAGTTGGCAGTGTTGTCAAACTTGACATGATCTTGGGGATATGGGTGAAGCTTATTGGGGGCAGCACGCCAAATCTGTTTCACCATTTGATAGGTGGGAAGGATACACCCCCACTGGTCCGCAATCTTCTGTGCCGTGCCAGGGTACATAGGCATCAAGACGTAGTCCTCATTGGTCCCAACAGCAAGGTAGTCTGGAGCGACTCGATAGACCAGGGTATGAGACCTCCCGTCCGGACCTTTTCCTGCTGTGGTCACATCCACCCATGACTTGAGGAATGAGGGGTAGTCTCCCTCGGTGAATGCCTTGAGAATTGCTTGTTCCCTCACGGTGTCTTTTACCGTGCCGAGGGCGGCCATGAATTCAGATCCCGTTGTCATCGTTTCACCAATAGTCCTCTAAGTACTTCCGCGGCCTCTGTTGCTGACTGGATTGCTTTCGCCCCAATCAGCCCCCTAAGGTTACCCTCTACCTGTTGCTCGGGCATCCTCGTCAACAGGTGGGACCTTACCCTTGTGTAGAATGAATCCCGGTGGACCATCGTTGTGGCACGAGACAAACTGGTCATCAACATGCACACCAACAGGGTGTCACTCAGCTTCTCTGGGACTGCCTCTTGGAGCATGTTATCTACCTGTTCGTCAGTCCAATCTTCCCAGAGCTGGAGCAACAAATCCAAGGACGCATCCGTTTTGCTCTCATCCTGACTGAGTTCAATGAGTTGGTCGAGAAGGTCCAATTCAGTAACCATCTTTAGCCCAACCGCCACCATTGAGGATGAACCCCGTTTTTCCTACCAGCCTCTTGAGATCCTCCCCCTTGCACTCTTCCTGTGGGCATACCTTCAGGGGTTCTTCCGTGATCTTCTGGTCTTGCTCGAACTGGTGCCCGCACTTCGGGCAAACGTATTCGTAAGTTGGCATGCCACCATGTTACCCCCTTGATTGAGAGGGGCCCGAAAAATCGTCCTATCGCCGGTATCATACATCATGACGAAATGGACCGGACCCCTAGCACCTCCCCCCTCCTGGCTCGACCCCACCATGGAGATCACCGCTGCAATGGAACCCCCCAAGATGGATCGGGGAACTTTTGTCGTGCGATGTGTGCAAGCTCTCCTGAATGAAGGATGCAACATCGATCAAGCCATAGGAGTGGCCGCCAACACTCAGAATGAAACGGGCTGGGGGCAATTCTACCACGCCTTCAACCTCGGTGGGTGGAAGATTTGGAAGTTCTCGGCCAAGAACTCTGACGGTACCCCACGTCGCTGGTGGCGAGCCCTGGGAAATAAGAGCTCGAACGACCCCCAGACCTGTTTCTACCGGGCCTTTACCTCCCCGGAGGAATTCTTCCACGAGTGGCTCAAGACCTTCGTCCCCAAGGTGAACCCTGCCTCGAAGCCCAACGGCCGGTACTGGAAGACGGGGCAACAGTTCTGGAGCGGTGGGGACTATTTCCCAGAATTGGTGGCTGCTGGGTATAAAGGGGACGTAAGTCAACACAACCCTGCACCTTCCATCGCCGAACATGCCCAGATCACCAAGACCCTCACGGTCATGTGGTGCCAACACCTGCTCCTACTGACTCCCGATGGGGCGTGGGGAACGAAGTCTAAGGCGGCTTGCAAGCTGTATCAGACCAGCAAGGGCCTACCTGCCACGGGACTCCTTGATCCTGCCACGCTGGGGGTCCTCCTCCACAGCGTTGGAGCCATGAAGACCGTAGCCTTGGTGACCCCTCTACTCGCCCTTTCTCCGGATCCTGTTCCCGCATGCTTCGATCCCCCACCAGCACTTCTCGCTTGTTTCGGCCCGCTCCCCTAAACCCACGACATGCCATCCTGAAAATCCCAAGTGGCATCCCGGTCCATCGGTACGTGGCGGTACCTGAACCCCTCTACGGTTAAGCTCGAAAACACTGAGAAATCGGGGTAAATCACAATTCGACACGATTTTGATGCTTTGATAATCCCACAGCACTGTTCAAATTTCTAACAACTCCCGAGTTTCCCGGTATGACCCTGCTCATGCCTCTTGGTTGCGGCACACGAAGGGGGGCGTATACTGATTGCGATGGACGAGGGCATGTGCCCTCACAAACCAGGAAACATGAAAATGGACAAGAAGAACGTTGTTGTTGGGATGCAGGTCAAGTTTGGTCGCGAGGGTGGGGAGCAGACCCTTGGCAAGGTCGTCAAGAAGAATCGCAAGAAGCTGAAGATCGAGCAGCTGGAGTCGCGCGGAACCTTCAAGGCATACCCGGTGGGGACCCTCTGGACGGTGCCCGAAGAACTCGTGACCCCAGTAACACTGGAAGCAGGGATGGAAGCATCTGCCCCCGCCAAGACGGTGGACATTGCCCTGCCTCCCAAGGGCCACAAGCCCCGCACCCCCGTGAAGGCAGTGGTGCCCCCCGCCGAGGCCCCCATGCTGATCGATGTGAAGACGGGCAAGCGGTTCGTGGGACAGCCAGGGGAAACGGCGGAGATGCTGTTCGACAGGCTCAGGGCTGCAAACCCGGGACCCCCCCCCTCCCCGCCTGCCCCCCCTGCACCTGCGCCGTCCCCAGCTGCGAAGCGTCGCGACATCAACCTACAGTAGCCCACACCCCTCCTGAGGCTAGAATTCTAGCCTCAACTGCATAATCGACACAGCAGCCTCGAATTCTCTGGCCTCCCGGTTGCCAGACGGGGTAAGAGCCATCACACGTTAGGGTAGTGCCAGTGCCCGGGGGCAGTTGGTGCATTCTGACCGAAAGGCGCTGTGCTATGGGACCCTCAATCCGTCGTCGCATCCTTGACTCAACCATCAAGTTCGCCCTCCAGGCTGCCCAGATGAAGGTGCCAGGACCAATGACCCTGGTCAAGACCCTGTGGCAATACAACCCGGAAGGAAAAATCCTGGTTGCCATCGATCATGTGTGCCCGGAGAAGATCAACTACTTCTTCCAGGGAATTGGGTTCTCGGTTGCTGTCTCCAACATGTTGGAGATTTTCATCCTCCCCAACCTTCTCAACAGCCCTTTTGCAATGATTGGGCGGGATCCAATGGGGGAACTGATGGAGGAGTGTCAGCCTGTCGGGTTGAGCACGGATGCCTTTGCTCCCCTGATGCTGCCGTCAGAACCCGATACCTCGCATTGCTCCGGGTGCCTCCACCTGAACTGAGATTCACCTCGGTAGAGTACAGGCATGTACTTCCCCACCACCCGCCTCGGCACCCTCAACTTCTTCCTCCTCCAATGGTTTGGCATCCGTCTGGCCGCGGTGTCGGCCATAAACATCCACATTGGTTGGCGATTTCTGTTCGGGGTGGTTCCCCTGACCGGTTGGTGGGGCTCCTACTGGGGCCCGCTGTGGCAGGGGGGCACCTTCCGTTCCAAAGCCCTTCATTGGCTGGAACTACCGTCGACACGATCCACCCCTCAGGATGATGACTAAGAGAGTAACAAGAACCATGGAACTCAAGACCGCCCTAGAGGAAGCACTGAAGCGATATGAACGGGCCCACAAACTCAAGTTGGATGATGCCCTGGCCAAAATGGCCTGGAAGGCAGAAGTTGAGGCACTACTTACCCAACTCTCCTCCCCATCTGTCGAAGTTGTTGATGAAGCCCCTCCGGAACCAACGCCTGTTCGTTGGATGTGTGTCGAAGAACTCCAGGCAGAAATGGGGGTGCCAGAGCAGTTCCACACACAGGGGGAACAGCAAGCGGTCTCTCGACAGGTGTACCGCAAGATCCACAATGGCCCCCTTGCGGTCTACCACCAGCGTCAAATCTATCGGGCAGCTGGCAAGAAAGGGTCGGACCGGTATCACTACTCGGGACCCGTGCTAGACCTGATCCGGGAGGAGATCACCAAGCGAATGGAGCGTAGACGGCTCACGGTCACGGGTGAATCCCTTCAACCCACACTTGACCCCACCATCTTCCCCACCATCACCCTGCCCTCTCATCTCAGCGTTCCCGCTAGGCCATGAGTATGGGGCGCCTATCAGTTCTCATCCTCATCATACTCCTTGCCCTCTATGTGGCTGTCCGTGCCCACATTGAAGATCGCAAGAAACTACAGCGATGACGCCGGAACGCAAGGCCCCCTATCTGGCGGAACGGTTCTGTGACCATTGCGAACGGGACACCCAGCACAACTGTCGGGACAGTGACCACGAACGGGACTCCTCAGCCGACTACCAAGAGTGCTTGGTTTGCCATTGGTATTGTACGGGGATGTCTGGCGAATACCATCCTCCCCTGGGGGATGGATGATGTCTAAAGAGCACATTACAGAGATCCAGGGCCGTCTCAAAGCGATCAAGGTAGAAATACAAGACCGCATCAAAGGGCTCCAAGAAGAATCCAAACAGCTCAATAAGGAGCTTGATACCTTTCGGACTAAATGCCCGACCTGCCGATGCTGGCTTCTCCCCGAGGAAGAATGTGAATGCTGTGGTGAAGCCGAACTGTACCGGGACTTCCTGGACGATAGAGATGACCGCATTGGAGCCCCAATCGTCAGAGGGGCACTTCCCAAGAAGCCTACCTAACCGTTCTATCAATTGGGCCTGTTATGCCCCCAACTCTCCGCTCCAGGCTCATTAGGTTGGCCCATGCCAATCCCGCCCTTCGGGCCCAATTGCTGCCCCTACTGAGGCAGGCTGGGGAGAAATCTTGGCCCCCCTTCAAAGTGGGGGATACCGTGACCCTCCGCAGGGATATTGGTATTGGCCCAGATCGGGTACAAGTCGGGAAGGAGGGCCTACTTGCTACGGTAGTGGACGTAGCCCCAGGGAAAGCCTTCACTCCCAATGGGCCAGATCCCTTCATTGACCGCTATACACTCCAGCTGTCCCAATCAGATAAGATCGTCACACTGACAGAGCATTTCTGGACGGATGAATTCCGAAGACTCAAGCGGCGGGACCCTATCGAGGAAGCCTTCCAACAGGTCCTAGCCGCCCTACGGGAAAAGGGACTTCTCTCTCAGTTCAAGCGGGCTCCTTCGCTACGCCGATTGGGACGCAGCCTTGTAACTCCCCCACATGGAACCCCAGTGCCACTTGAGGATGTCCAGGATGCCCTAAAGGTCCTCCACAAGGTGGAGGACAAGCATTATCAGGTCTACGTCCCCACTGGGAACACCGAGCGAGCCACCTACCTGATTACCTTGAATACAGGACTGTCTGGGCAACTGGTTCAAGGCATGGAAATGTATTGGGCCAAGCAGACCTAAACGGGATGGCTTAGGGAGGTTCCCGCTGACGAACTTGGTCCTACCGGGCCCACGGGAGCGACCAACCCAGTTCCAATACCGGTACTGACTATCGTCCCAATGGCATTAGCGATCCCTGTGTAAAGCCCGGGTACGGATGACCCGGTTCCCCCTTGAGGGGAGCACAGGGAGGCGTGGACCCCCTGGAGGATAGACGCGAGGGATGTAGTGTTGGCCACCGTCACGAACGTGGCATCAGTTCCTGTAGCCACGCCAGTGGATGTCCCCAGGTATGTCAGACCATTAAGAACGGTCAACCCGTTAACCAGCCCAGTGGCTAGACCTTGAACGGTTTGGCCATTGAGTCCAGCTCCTGTCAATGCTGCCAGCACCGCTGGTAGCAACCCAGTAAAGGTCAACGTGCCCGTCACAGTCCCAGCCCCAATAACTCCTGTGGTGACCCCTGTAAGGGTCACTGTGGGCAGCCATGTGACCAAAGCATTGCCAATTGCTTGGCAGAGGATCTCATAAGTGGGACCTCCCGAAAACCCGGCCGAATGACGTAGTGATTGAGAGATGGTTGCTGGTGGGATCATGTTGGGATTGCCTCAATTTCTGGCCCCAACAAGGCTACTAGCAACAAGGGCCTGGGACCGATCACCCCGAAGATACCTCTATTCCCTTTTTTGGAATTACAGCGCCCGCAAACGATCACCACATTGCCAGAGACTGTTGGGCCTCCCAAAGACCGAGGAATAATGTGGTCTACAGTTGCCCGACCTGTATGGGTGTTGTCAAAAGGTTTCAAGCAATAGGTGCAAATACCCAGGGATTGGTCAAAAGCTTCCTGGAGGGTGGCATGCATCTCCTCATCCGTAATATGGGCATCACATTGGTCCCTACGATCCCGGGATCTCTGATCCTTAGCAGCTGCTGCTACAGGGTGGTTGGCTCTCCAACGAGTCTCAGATGCGCGGGCCACAGACCTAGCCTTTTCGGGGTTGGCTGCCTTCCAAGCAAGGTCCCGTACACGAATTTCTTCTGGGTGTGCTCTTCTCCAAGCTAAATGATTCGCTTTGACTTTTCCCCTATTCCTCCGGGCCCAATCTGTAGCCTTGGCGATAATACTCGTCTTGTTTGCCCTGTAGTAGGTTTTACGACATTCTTTGCACTCAGGTCTCAGGCCACTGGTTGCTCGCTTATCTGGACCAAATTCCACAGCTGGCTTCAAAATCCCACATTGGGAGCACAGTTTCTCCATGGGTATGGGTCCCTTTTGCTTCATCTAACACTCTACCGTAGATCCTCGTTGATACCGTTGACAATCTATATGCAAACTATCCCTTTTGCGAGGTTTCGCGGGTATCGGTTCCCCCACAAAAGAGTATGCATATGAGGTTGTACTACGGTAGGGTAACGGTGTGAACGACGACCTCCTTGCCCTTATCCAAACCGTGACATCCCAGCTCCTGGCTATCCGGTTCAATTTTGTTTGCGAGCGAGACCTCCAGGATGGGATCGAAAAAGTCCTACGAGAACAGGGGCACACATTCTCTCGTGAATTCCGATTCGACGCCAAGGACCGAATTGACTTCATGGTTGAAGGTGGATTGGGGCTAGAGGTCAAGATTGACCGGAACTTAGCGCAGGTGACTCGGCAGCTCCACCGCTATGCCCAGCAGTCCTCCGTCCAGGGGCTCCTGTTGGTCACCAGCCGACTGAGACTCACGAATCTTCCCGACTTCCTGAATGAGAAGCCCATTCGATCGGCATGGATATCTGGGGTCAACCTATGACAGTCGGCCAGATATCCTACCAGGAAAAAGACCGGACCTGGAAAATTGCGTGTGAGCCTCATGTTATGGTTCGGCTCAAACGAGTGTTTGAGCGCATTGCCAAGAGCCAGCACGGGTATGTGACTTTGGGGGATACCCCAGAGAATGCCAGAGAATTAGAGTGGTTCATAGCCCGCTATCCCATGGAGGTAGCAGACCCGGAATACCTGACCCAAAGGGCAAACGCCCACAGGGAACGGGAGGCCATGATCCATCGGACTTTGGATCTCAACTATGAACCAACGCAATTCGAATTAGCCATTCCTGCCAGGGATTACCAACGAAGGGCCGCGGATCTCCTCCTCAAGAGTGGGGGGCTACTTTTAGCGGACGATGTAGGTATAGGTAAGACGGTATCCGCCATCTGTGCTTTTACGGATACCCGAACCCTCCCCGCAGTGGTCGTGACCCTGACTCACCTCCCCTCGCAATGGAAGAGTGAGCTGGCCAAATTTGCCCCCAAGCTCAAAACCCATATCATCCAGACAGGGAAGCTCTATGATATCCGTGCCAAGGATGGTTCCTTCCCCGATGTAATCCTCATAAATTACCACAAGTTGAACACATGGGCCGACACTTTGGTATCCACGTTCAGGGTCAAGAGCCTTATCCTAGATGAGTGCCAGGAACTGCGGCACGGGAGTAGCAATAAGTATTCTGCCGCCCGGCATATTTCCGAAAACTGTAGTTATCGCGGTGGGTTATCGGCCACTCCCTTCTATAATTATGGGGCAGAGATGTTCAATGTGATGGAGATTCTTCAACCTGGATGCTTAGGAACCCCCGCTGAATTTTCCAGGGAATGGTGCGGAGGGAACATCCACTATCAGGAAAAGGTATCCATCAAGGACCCCAGGGCATTTGGCATGTACCTACGGGAACAGGGCCTTATGCTCCGACGGACCCGCAAAGAGGTGGGACGGGAACTTCCCCCGTTGACCAAGGCAATCCACACAATCGATGCCGACCTGGACGAGATTCAAAAAATATCGAGCTCCGCAACGGAACTGGCCAAGATCATCCTGGCTCAAAAGGGGTTCACTGAGAAGGGGCAGAAGTTCCTTGCAGCTGAGGAGTTCTCCGTCAGACTCCGGCAAGCGACCGGAATCGCCAAAGCAGCCTACGTCGCTGAATTCGTCAAGATCCTGGCTGAAAGTGGCGAGAAGATAGTTCTCTATGGTTGGCATAGGGACGTGTACGCGATATGGAAAGAGAAGCTCCGGGACCTCAATCCCGTCTTCTACACGGGCAGTGAATCCACCACCCAGAAGGAAGCCTCCAAGAAAGCTTTCATTGAGGGGGATGCTAGGGTCCTCATCATGTCGCTCCGGGCTGGAGCCGGATTAGACGGGCTCCAGGGGCATTGCAGTCTGGTGGTGTTTGGGGAAATTGACTACTCCCCCGGAGTCCATGAGCAAGCCATTGGAAGAGTGTATCGAGATGGCCAAGAGGATTCCGTTACCGCCTACTTCCTGATCTCAGAGTCAGGCAGTGATCCAATCATTGCCGACATCTTAGGGCTCAAGGCATCCCAGATTCAAGGGGTCAAGGATCCTACAGCCGACATCATTGAGAATCTGGATGTTGGGGGCCGGGACATTAAGAGATTGGCTGAGTCCTTCCTGAAACAGGTTGGGACATATGACAAGGTAATGGCGGATCTGGCCACCATGAAGCCATTGAAAAATACGCCTTAGCCCAGGACCGCAATATCGAGGCATTCAGCGTATAGTGACAACGCATGAATGATTTTCTAGGACAGGTCCTCCCTGGTGCACGAACCAGCCCCAGCAATGCCTCTACCACGGATGCCGCGGATTCCGGTGTCTCCCGTGGCGTCTACTCTATTGCTGGGACTACCACGGAACTTCAGGGGGACAGGTATCGAGCCACTCTCTTGGACAGCGGTGAGACCACTGAATACCTGCTTTGGGCTGAGACCTCAGGTCCCCTGGCTGTAGCTCCGGGAACAGATCACACAGATGGTACAGCCACAATCCCCGCGGGGAGTCTTACCGTAATCGACACATCAGTCCCCACCACAGGTATCCGCACGGACGGTACCAATCAGGTGCTTGTTACGGATAATGGGGGTCGTACCCTTGCGGCAATACAGTCCCTTACCTACACCCGTCCCGGTCTTGGCACCCCCGCCACATTCACCCTTGGAGGGGCGGATTACACCTTTGACCCCCTCTCAGGAGTCCTCACCCTTCTAGATACAGGTGCCGTCAGAGCAGCCGTCAATGTTGCGGGTCCTGACCCTGTGGCAGTCAGTGCCTCCCGGGGTGACCAATTCACGGCCACCCACTACACGCTGTCCACAGCTCTATTTTCCTGGACCCGCAACGATTCCACTGGAACCAGATTTGGCTGGAATGCTGGCCACCGCAAATGGGAGTTGTTCCGGGGGAAGACACCAACTTCTCTCGGGTTGCTGTCCTCCTCTGCATCTGCCAAGTATGCTCTGACCCCGGTTCCCACAACACCCGTGGGGCAGTACCTTCCAGGGTCAACCACTACCAGCCAATATTCCAGTGTTCGATTGGGTGCACTGCCTAACGAGTCCAGCTATCCAGTTGTGTTTCGGACCGTAGGGCCCCCCTTCTCCGGCCTACTGGTGGTCACAGATGATCTGGCAAACTCCTCCTACGATTTTGCCTCCACGACCCCACCCCTGGCAGGCGTCGTTGGAGCCAACTCGGGCACCCTTGCCTGGAACCCCACCTTTGTTCAAGCCCATGAGGGTGAGGAAGTCTGGTACTCCCCACAGAACTTCACGGAGTCCTCAACAGGGACAGTGGGACTCCTTACTGACGCCACGCATTTCATTGCTCCAGTGCCAGGACCTACTGAACGCCCAATCATCCGACTTGGCAACCGGGCCCCCCTAACGGTACTTCTAGCGGCCACAGAAGCGGCCCTGACAGCTCTCTCAGTGCCCTCAGGTTCCGTGGGGATAGCCCTATCCACAGGCAAACTCAAGTTTGCTACTGCGGACATTGACAAGGCTGACCCTGGCACACGGGCAGTCCCTAATCCATCCTTTGATCCCCTGTACCTCAACGTTCAAGTACGGTATGACGGAATAGCTGGCAATCTGTACCCCCAGCCCATTAAGGCCCCCGTTCAGTTGGTGAACATTGATGGGATCTCTGTTGCCTCATTTGACACAACCACAGAGGTCTTCATTCCAGATGCCAAGGGGTTAGGCACAGGTCTCTCCGGAATTCTCAATGTGCCTGATGGCACAGGCAACCCGCCAGATCTAACAGCTGCCATTGGCCCACGGCCCGGAGATTCCGGGGTGGTGCGTCGATTGTCATCTGGTTTCGGAGATGTCTACCTGTTCTCCGATAATGGCATCATCGCCAAGGTTCTCACGGTAAACTTTGAAGATGAGTTGGAGCAACTGGGTGCACTGTATGATACTGGGCTCCCCCCCGAAGAGATTCTGCCCACCAAAGCATATTCGGTCCCCCTTGACACAGTGTATGTGGCCTTGGATCAAAGGTCCTCTATTTCAGGTTCCAAAGTCCTGCTAGGCTCCTCCTTGTCACAAAGCCTGATTGGGCAGACCCTATATTTTGTACAAGCCGAGTTGCTACCCAGTATCTACCCTGACACAGCCCGTCTCTATTCCCGCATCCGAGACTCCTATACTCTCGATGGAACTGAGTCCCTGGCTTTTTCGATTGACGGCACTAGTGTGACCTGGAATGCCTCCGCTCTGGGGGCAGGTACCTATACCCCCACTCAGATTGCAACCAGCCTTGGAACAGCCGTCACCGGGGCTGGAGCGACAGGCAGTGCGGGAGTCCTCTCGGGCTATGTCTATATCCAGTCAAACACTCCTACTACGGGTCAGGTCCAAATCCTCTTCTCTCTCTCGGGATGTAGAGTTTTGGGATTCCCTCCAGGATGGGATGTCACCAACCCGATTGCTGGGGATCACTCAGCTACTGACGGCAACTGGCTGCCCGATACAGGGCTTGAATTCGGACTCCGCCGAAGCCCACAGAATTTGGACGGGTCACAACCCATCTCCGATGTGAGGAGCACTTACCGGGTAACCGATGAGATCCTGGCCAATGATATCTCTTCCATTCCCTATCAGCTCTTGAGCTACCCACCACGGGAAGACATTGCGGGATATGACGTTGGAGTATTTTTCCGCCTATCCGCTCAAGGCAAACCTGGGGCATCGCCTTCTCTTCGCGCCTCCCTGGCCCCATTCGAGGACGTTCTCTATGAGTTTGACAAGTCCCGCTTCGGGTGGCTGTCCTCCCGCTCTTTCGTGGGCCAACTAGAATCCCCAGCTACCTCCCTGGACCTGGGGGTCCAAGGCGTAGTTGGAGCCACCTTCTATGCTGCCATGGGTGGCTTGCTCAAGATATCCGCCACAGGTGAAGCCGCCACCTACCGCGAGCTAGATACAGATTTTCTGGTCCCAGAAGGCAGTGGTTCTGCCCTCCTTATTGGTCGTATCGGTCCTGAAGTCCTCAAGGGTTCTCGTGGGCGTTTCACAGCAGGTGGGTCAGTTCTCACGGACACATCTGTTACCTTCACCGGCACCGCACAAATAGGCTATCGGGTCAAAGCCATATCAGGAAACGATCAAGGCTCCTACACGGTCACATCAGTTGGAGCCACCACCCTTGGAGTGTCACCGCCGTTTGTGAATGGAGACGGGAGCCAAAATGTCTCCTGGGTCCTTTATAGCAATGTCGCCCCAGGCGATGTAGACCCTTCCGTCATTGCGGACATCGTCTATGAGGACTTCAGCCCCCTACCCAATGAGCCTTTTGAGGTTCGTGTTCTTACCCTTCTAGGAGTGGCCGGGGGGGCCCTTGACCCCCTTGATGTCCCCACCGTCAACTCTGGCCAATCCCTCACCATTCGCTTTGACCGTACTGGAGCTGACATCCCCGTTACGGTGCTCACCAGTACCCCCCTTGGAACGATGGTCAATGGGTCACTCATCATTCCCAGCACAGGAGCCAGATTCACCACTGGGTCCTTCACCGTCCAAGTAGGTACCAGAACCTTCGTTCAAGGCACGGATCTTCTCCCTGTGGCAGCCTTCTCCCCTGACCCCGGGGCAAACATTGAGTACCTCACTGTAGGTGTGATAGGGGAACTCAAATTTGGCAGCACAGTGCTGGCAGATTTTGACTCCGCTCAGGTGACCTACCTGCAAACCGTTCTACCTGCTGCCAGCATTGGAACGAGCACCGCAGAAGTAGACCCCAACACTGGGGAACTGGGCCTGTCAAGTGTGGATCTTGCCGCCAACGTCGACAAGAACGTCTATGTTGCAGTTCTACAGGAATTGGAGAACGTCTACATTAACCCCATCCTGGGATCCTTCACCTTCGTCAGACCCTTGAAGGCTGGGCAGCTCGTTGAGGCCCAATATTACCGGGCAGTGCCAGACTCGGGAGCTTTATTCCTGGACAGCACTGGGGCTACTGTGCAAGTCAGGGAATTCCTCCCCTTGTATGTCCGTCGGGAGCTAGCCACACGAGTTTCCGATCGCCTGTATAGCTTCAATCCAACCAGTCGAACAACTGAGTCGACCGTTGAGGCCCAGGTTTATGTTGACACCAAGCTAGTGTCCTATGGGGTTCCATCTGGGGTAGTAGTCACATGGACCAACAACACCCTTTCTTTGAAGCAGCCCGTAGACGTTACCTCTAGAGTAATGATCAGCTATGCCGTCTACGAGGCATTTGGGGGCGAGACCTCATACACAGTATCTCAGGCCCCTGTATGGAGGCCACCCTTCAACATTGCCAAGAATCAGGGCACCCTAAGTTTCATTGGGAACAGAACCTCCACGATCACTCTGGGTAAGCAACTTCGCGTTGGGGGGTTCCTTACGTACGTTCGTGCTGCCACGTACGTCTCCGCCTCAGATAGCACCACAGTCACGATTTTCCCAGCTCCCGCCACAAATGCAGGCACCCTGGCCCCAAGTGAGACCCCACTCACTTTCCTGACCGACCGGCCCGTGACCCCCCTCATTGATCCCACAGGGGCTACCCCCACCGCTGTTCCCAGTGCGGATGCTGGGTTTCTACCAGAACTTACGGTACTAGCTGGATTGGCCAGTATCCCCGTATTTCAGACGGTAGCAGTAGGGGATACAACTGTTCAATTTGAGGGTGACTTCACCCGGTACATGCTGGCCGGGTTCATGCTGGAGATGTTTGGGATCCCGTTCTTGATTGTCAAATCAGAGCTCACTCCCGATGGCCGATACACGACCGTCACCTTCGGGTCTCCCTCCCCGATGGAATTCGTGTGGTCCGTGGCCCTCCCTGCCAATCGTATTCGAGTGTCCGCCAGACCGGTCTATCCAAGCGGAGCATCGACGTTCCTAGGTCCAGGAGGATTCCTTCCCACGGAACCCTATGAGGTTGTCCTCTATGGTGAGATGGATGGGGCTACCTTGCTACCTGGACGAACACTCGTCGAGGGAAGAGACTTCAACATTGACACCAACTCGGGCCATATTTCCTTCCTGGCCCCAAGGCTAACAGGACTTGCATCCCTTCAATCCCTGAAGTTCTATCGGACTGACGTAACCACCCTCTCCCCAGGTATCTACCGCGGAGCCGTTCAATACCCACGGGTCTCGGCAACATTTAGCTACCTTGATCCCCCCTCAGAAGCCAATGGGCGTATCCATGGGATCCTACAGGGGACATTCACGTTTGATTCGCCCGACAGCTTCTATGCCCGTTCCGTCCCCCTATCTCAATACATCTCGGAGACCGCAGCGTCACTTACCAGCAATGCAAGTGCCCAATTGCCAGGAAGCAACCCCGCTGTGGGTGGATTTCAGTCACCGGCCCCATCCGCACAAGGGCTCACAGGCATCGTTTCACAACGGCAGGATCTGGTCTCCAGGGATAGGGTAACCCGTACCTTCCTGAGATACTTCAATGGGCTAGTCACTTCTTTTGAGCAGGTGCTGGAGACCCTAAGTGGCAATCCAATTGGGGATCGGGATGGGAAACTACGTTTGTGGATGGGCACAGGAGACCAATGGGTGCCCCCTGGATATGAAGACGCCATCACTGGTGCAGTCAATGACCGCAACGTGTGGTTTGACGTGTGGATGTCCTACCGCACAGGTCTGCCAACCATTCGGCTCATCGCGGCTGACCCAATTCTTGACCCCCTAACCGCCACCACCGATTCCAAAGGGCGCCCCACTGGCAATGCCCTGCACCCGCAGGCTATGAGTTTCCTGATGGGGCTGCAACCCAAAGGAATCAAAAATGACGTGGATGACGTCGTGCTCACGGGACTGCGGGGTACTACAACAACTCTTGCAGGATTCGTCTACTTCCAAACGACATCCTACGGCACCTACCAGGGTCTCGGGGAAGCCTCCCCGTTCTCTCGCCTATTTGGGGAGAGAACCACAGCCTTCACGACTACAGAACCCGGACTTGGAGCCACCACCACGGGAAACAACGGGGTCTACTCAGCTGGCAAAATCATGGGGGATCTGTTCAATGGTGGGTTGACCATTCAATCCACCAACGGGAAAGTCATCGCCAGATTGGCCAACCCAGTCCGGGGGGCAATTACCAATGTCCTTGGAGTAGAAGTCAAGGATCGACTGGCAAGAGCCAGGATCCTTGCGTACTCCCCAACAGGTTTCCCTACTGTAGACGCTGGGTCCACAGGGTTCCCCAGTATTCTAGCCACGGTTCTTCCGTTGGACCAATTGCCCCTACTACCAGATGGATTGCCAGACATCTCGCAACTAGCGTCTGTACCCCCTACGTCCCTAGCCAAGCTTCCCGACCTGAACACAGGGGACCCTACCCTTCACACTCCGCCCTTCAAAGCTGGGGACCAGCTGGCTTTTGGTACCCCCAATGGCTCTGTCTACCAGCTCGGGTACACCGGGACTCCAATCCCTGTTGGCACTGGGTTCCAATATGCAGGGATATTCGTTGACAGCATCCTGCAAGGATGTTTGATCATCCTCAAGAGCAAAGACCTTGCTGGTGTGGATGTCCAGATCACCGTTCCCACATCTCTGGTACTTCTTTCAGCACCCACGGTGGGGGCACCCTTCACGGCGGAACGCGGGGACAGCTTGTTCGTGGTCCCCACAACAGGGAGGCCCATTACCCTATCTGACCCTCCTACAACCGCTCAACTCGACAGCCTTGTCGGATCCCTGCCATCCTATCGAACGGGCACAGACATCAACTTCATTCCCCGAACGGGAGAGTTGACCGATGCTACGCTCCCCTCATTCAGTGATCCCAACATCTTCGGCCTGAAGGAACTTCTGGGGCAACGTCCCCCATCCCCATTGTCGAACCTTGAGGCCCAAGTCTCTTTCCAAAATGGGGATGTGCTTCCATCCAATATCCCCGCCCTCCAAGGGGAAAGCAAACTGGATTCTGGAGACTACTCCCTGCCCTACTACGGTATCAACAACACCGAACTGGATGTGTTGGGAGAGGTGCTTCCAATAGGGATTGATCTCATCACCCTGGACAGCATTGACCCAGTCGTGGATAACCCCCCACCCATTGGGTACCCAGTCTACGCAGTTGAGGCGGTCTATCCCGATGAAATTCTAGACAATGCTGGAATTGTTGACTCCACGGACCCCGACTACCCATCTGCAATTCTTACCACACAGGATCTACAGCCTTCGGCGGCTGTGTACCCCGCCCCAGGCCACAAAGGGGTTGGGACAGTCGACCGATATGATCTGGTCTTGATAGAGGAAGCCACCGGGTCCGCTCTTCCTCTGGGCTCTACGGGCATCTTCTCAGTAGGAGATGTGACCCATGGGGCGACGAGTGTCATTGAGCCCCCAAGGTTTGTGTCCGCAACCACGGTAGGCCTACGGCACTCCCTGGCCATCAACAATATCCAAGCATGGTTTGACCAGACCCATGTAACTGGAATCATGATATCTGAAGATACCACTGTCCCCGGCAACATTGTCACTACTTTTACCCTCCCAGGCGTTCCTACCACACAGATAGTATGGGACAACGGGTTGGGCGGAGGTGCCCTGGCTCCTCCCGTGGGTGGATTCAATGACTACTTCCGGTTGGCTGACAAACCAACTACAGCCACCATCAAAGTCATTGACCCAGTTACCAATAACTTTGTCCCGGGAGCATATGCCACTTTCTTCCTGGAAACTGTAAATCCAGCTGATGTCAGGCTCTGCACATTCAGTGCTGACGGTTCCCTCTTTGCCCCTACAGCGGCCGTGTTTTTGTCTGGGTTTGGGGCACAAACCCTTGTGGTAACCAGTATTGCACCCTTCTTCAACTTTGCCGCTTATCCGAGCACCACCGTGGGAGCTGTCACTACGCTGGATTATCCCATGGAGTTTGCAATTGACATTGACAGCACTCACACCCTCACCTTCGCAATTGAGGGGGACCGACTTACCCTCTCCGGACCCATTGACCCACGTACAGCATATCCTCGTGGATCCCTCACCACTGGGGGGGATCCAGTTCAATGTGAGCTTTCCACAAGAGATAGTCTCACATCCATATACAGCACCCTAGCAGGCACTTTCGTCACCACCTTCTCCTCAGCCAATCACATCAGTCAGGTGAATGGCAACCTTCCCTTCACCTTCCTTTCCAGGTCAGGAATCCTACCCAATGGAATTGGTTCCATGAGCGGTGGGGTTGGTCAACTCAAAGTAATGGGATTTGAGGAATATGGAAGCGTGGCAATTGACTCCACAGGTATCACATTCTCTGCCCTGACATCTTCCCGGCAAGATGCCTTGAACGGAGCAATACTCAATGCAGTGGCCATATCCGACCAAAAAGATGATGCCGGAGTGGCCTACAAGCCCGCCAGGGACAATCGATTCATTCTTCCTGGGGGGGCTGGCCCCTTGCCTGCCCCTCTTCCTGCCAGTGCTGTGATCAAGGGTGACGTTGATAGAGTCCTGCCCGGGGATACCCTGGTTGTGCACGGGTTCTATGACGACGGGACCTACACCTACCCCCTATCCTCCGGGAAGGCCGGTACCCATTTGGTTCGAGGGACCATCAAATCCACAGACATCGTTGCAACCCCCTTTGAACATAGGGATACCTATGCAATGGTCACAGGGGACCCCAATGGAGGGTGGTTGGATTTCGAGTTCCCAACCGTCACAGGAGTTGTCTCGGGGGCCACCCTTGATTTGGTAGTAACAGAGATCCTGGCCCTAACGTCTCTCAAGGATTGGGCCGGTGCCCCTATCGCCCAGACCCACACTTTCCCCAGTGCAGGCAAGGTGTTCATCATCCTCGATGAGGCGAAACTACTGGACCCTGCCTCTGGAGTCTACAAAGAAGCCATCTACAGTGCAGACTATGCCTCAATGGTTCCTGGCACAGGCACTTTCGTCGACCTCACCAACTACAAAAATGGGATCGGGGTAGGCATTGGAGCTGGGCAATTCACAGCGGCCATTGCAAACGGCATGAAGGTCTCAGGCATGACCATTGTACCCGTGAACCCACATGGCACTGGCATCCCCGAGAATCTTCCGGGCTACACCAGCATCACAGCCCCCATGGCTATATTTGGGTTCCGAGCCCTTCAAGCTATTGGTCCATCCGCAGTGCCCCTTGGCTGGGCGGCGGCAGCAGCCGGTACCTTGACCCCCACCGGACCCGAACTGACTACTGTCAATATCTACACCAAAGTCAAGGCCAACTCAAATGTCTTCCTGGCTCTAGACCAAGCTGTATATGATGAGATTCCAGGGGCTCTGGATGCCGTTCTGAATGACACGGACTGGGACACCCTTCACACCACAGGGGCCTTTGTCCCATCCGGATCACGTTGTCTGTTGCCAACGGATACATGGACTGTAGATTACTCGGGAGCGGCGGCCATTTACGTGGAACCATCCTTCCCTCACTCCTGCAACGACCTTTCTCTCAACCGGGTTAACGTTGT